ATGCGTCCCAGGCGGACGACACCGAGTTCTGCAGCCTCGTTGAACACGAGCTGCTGCACGCGGGCCAGGAGCGTGACCCGTTCGGCGCGCCCAAGTTCCGCAAGAGCGGCAAGCCTGCCTTCGCCCTCAGAGGACATGACGTCGAGGAGTTCGTCTCCATCGTTCGGAGGTATGGCGTTGGCGCCGCGGCTGGCGCCACCCGAGCCCTGGTCGAGGCGGCGAAACACCGTCCCGAGGTGGGAGCGGTGCAGATTTCACAAGCCTGCGGCACCTGCCGCCTGCTGAGAGCCGCCTGACCATGGAGCCCAGCCCGTTGTCCGCCATCTCGCCCATCCTTCGCTCGGTTGCCGGTGGCGGCCTGATGTTCTGGTGTCCCGGCTGTGATGGCGCTCACATGGTCATGGTCGGTGAAGGGGCCGGGCCGCGTTGGGGCTTCAACGGCAACCACGACCGCCCGACCTTCACCCCGTCGATCCTGGTCAGCGGCACCGAACACATCACTGCCGACGAGCACACTCGGATCATGGCTGGCGAGACCATCGAGAAGGCCAAGACGGTCTGCCACTCGTTCGTGGCCGATGGTCGGATCCAATTCCTCGGCGACTGCACCCATGCGCTCGCTGGCAAGACCGTAGACCTTCCCGACTTCGAAAGCTGAGGCCTGCCTGAAGGCGCCCCGCTAACCTGAGGACAGCCTGATGGCCCCGCGTGGTGAGCCGAAGCTCACGGAACAGGCTCGCGCCTTTGTCGTGCAGTGCCTGGCGATGTTCGACGCACCCTCTGTGGTGGCCGCCGCGGTCAGGAAAGAGTTCAACCTGACCATCACGCCTCAGAGCGTCGAAGCCTACGACCCGACGAAGCGGGCAGGGGCCAAGCTCTCGGTGAAGTGGCGGGCCCTGTTCGACGAGACCCGTAAGACCTTCCTGGAGGACACGGCGCGCATCGGTATCTCGCATCGCACGGTCCGACTGAGGGCTTTGCAGCGCATGGCCGACCGAGCCGAAACATCGGGCAACATCGTTGTCGCGGCCCAGCTGCACAAGCAGGCGGCCGAAGAGATGGGCAACGCCTACACCAACAAGCGGGAGCTGACCGGCAAGGACGGCAAAGACCTGCCGGCGGTCGGGGCGGTGACGATCTTCTCGTTGCCCGACAATGGCCGAGGCTAGCCAGCGGGTCTTAGCACCGCAGGCGGGTCCACAGCTCGCCTTCCTGAGTTCGGCAGCCGACATCGCCATCTACGGCGGGGCGGCCGGCGGCGGGAAGACGTTCGCGCTCCTGATGGAGCCGCTGCGGCACGTCTCGAATCCAGACTTCGGCGCGGTCTTCTTCCGCCGAACCACGGTGCAGGTGCGCAACGAGGGCGGCCTCTGGGACGAGAGCGAGAAGCTCTATCCCCTCCTGGGGGCCAAGCCGACCGAGCACGTCCTCAGCTGGCACTTCCAGGTCCCTGGGTCGAATAGCGGTGCATCGGCGACGGTCAGCTTCGCCCACCTCGAGCACGACAAGACGGTCCTGAACTGGCAGGGCTCCCAGATCCCGCTGATCTGCTTCGACGAGCTGACGCACTTCAGCGCCAAGCAGTTCTGGTACATGGTCAGCCGGAACCGGTCGTCCTGCGGCGTGAAACCCTACATCAGGGCCACCTGCAACCCGGACGCCGACAGCTGGGTCGCCGAGTTCATCGCCTGGTGGATCGACCAGGAGACCGGTTACGCGATCCCGGAACGGTCCGGGGTCATCCGCTGGTTCGTCCGAGTGAACGACCAACTGGTGTGGGCCGACAGCCCCGAAGAGCTGGCTGAGTACAAGGCGCCCAACGAAGACGGGGTGCTGGAGCCGATCCCGCCGAAGAGCGTCACCTTCATCGCGGCCAAGCTCACCGACAACCGCATCTTCATGGCGGCCGACCCGAGCTACATGGCCAACCTGCTCGCCCTGCCGAAGGTCGAGCGCGAGCGACTGCTGGGCGGCAACTGGAAGATCAAGGCCGCCGCTGGCCTGCTGTTCCAGCGGGCTTGGTGCAGGGTGGTGGACGCGGCGCCGACCGACCTCGAAATCGTGCGGGGCTGGGACCTCGCCGGCACGCCGAAGACGGACCAGAACGACCCGGACTTCACGGCCGGCACCAAGATCGGGCGCTCACGCTCGACGCGCCGTTTCATCGTCCTGGATCATCGCCGTACACGCGACACGCCGGGCAAGGTGAAGACCTTCGTGGTCAACACAGCGTCCGAAGATGGCGCCGAGGTGACGGTCTCGATCGCGCAGGACCCGGCCCAGGCCGGCAAGTACCAGACCAACGACCTGACCCTGGCGCTGGCCGGCTACAGCGTGAAGTCGTCGACCGAGACCGGGGACAAGGAAACCCGGTTCGGACCGTTCTCCTCCCAAGCCGAGGCGGGCAATGTCGACGTCCTGCGTGGCGCTTGGAACGCGGGCTGGTTCGACCAACTGGAAGGGTTCCCGGACATCACCCACGACGACGACGCCGATTCCACCTCGCGCGCCTTCAACACCTTCCTCAACCCGATGAAGGGCGCCGGGGCCTTCGAACTGGCCAAGCGCGAAGCCCAGGCCCTGGCCGAGGCGAATGAACCGAAACTCGACCCCGCGCCGGCCCTGGCCCCCGGCTCAGTCGAATGGATGAAGGCGATGCAGGGCGACGCCTAAGAGGAGCTCCCAATGCCCCCGCAAGGCGGAATCCGCACGTCCCTGCAATTCCGGGTCACTCAAGCGCTCGGCGGCAGCTTCGCCGGCAGCGGTGTGTTCTCGCCGGGTCAGCCTCTGGTCCCGCCCGACGTCCAGCCAGTCCGGGTCTATGATTTCGCGGTCGGCGAAAACACGACCATCACCCCGCGCGCCCGGGAGCCGTTCGGCTTCGCGCACCTGCGGGCCTTCGCCAATGTCGAGCTGGTCCGCCTGGCGATCGAAACCCGCAAGGACCAGATCGAGCGCCTGGACTGGCGGGTGAAGCCGAAGGATGAGCGGAAGCCGAAGCGCGGCGCCGAGGGCCGGGTCGAGACCGCCCAGGCGCTGCTCGTCAAGCCGGATGGCGTGACCCCGTTCCGGACCTGGATGCGCATGCTGCTGGAGGAGCTGCTGGTGCTGGACGCGCCAGCCATCGAGCGTCGACGCACCCTCGGGGGCGCCCTGCGCACGCTGGACGTCGTGCCCGGCGACACCATCAAGCCGCTGATCGACGACACAGGCCGCCGCCCGACCGCCCCCGATCCGGCCTTCCAGCAGATCATCAAGGGCCGCGTCTGGGCGAACCTGACGGACCAGGACCTGATCTATGCGCCCCGCAACCGCAGGGCCTCGCACGCCTACGGCTTCGGCCCGGTGGAGCAGATCATCGTCACCATCAACACCGTGCTGCAGCGCCAGACCCGGCAGCTCGCATGGTTCTCCGACGGCAACACTCCGCCCGGCGTGATGTCGGCGCCGGAGGGTTGGACGCCGGACAACATCAAGGACTACCAGGAATGGTTCGACGCCAAGCTGCGGGGCAACACCGCGGCCAGGTCGGGGATCATCTGGGGGCCCTACGGCGCCAAGTACTCTCCGTTCAAGGATCCGCCGCTCAAGGACGACTTCGACGAGTGGCTGGCCCGCATCGTGGCGTTCGCCTTCAACCTGCCGCCGACCCCGTTCATCAAGCAGATGAACCGCGCCACCGCCGACAACGACGGGGAGCGGGCGCTGGAGGAGGGCCGCGAGCCGTTGATGCTCTGGGCCAAGCAGGTCCTGGACAGCGTCATCCAGGATGACCTCGGCTTCACCGACCTGGAGTTCCATTGGGAGGTCGCCCGCGACATCGATCCCAAGGTCCAGAACGAGATCGACGACCGCGACCTGAAGAACGGGTCGAAGACCCTGGACGAGATCCGCGACGCCCGGGGGATGGACCCCTACCCGAACGGCATCGGCTCCAAGCCGCTGATCTACACGGCGACGGGCCCTCTGCTCCTGGAGGTCGCCATCACCGAGCCGCCGAAGGGCGACGCCGAGGCCGGACCCGGTGAAGCCGAGGCGTCCGACGATCAACCCGAAGAGGACAAGGCCACCCAATGACCCAGCGCGTCATGCCGCCCGCCGACGGGCTGCACCCCACCATTTCCGTCTTCGGCCGGACCTACACCTGCGCGACCGGCTCCTATCTCGACGTGCCGGACGCCGACGCCGTAGTCATGGCGCACAACGGCTGGCTCATGGCCGCGCAGCAGGGCGTCGGGGTCACGACCGGCCGACCGTCCAACCCGAAGAAGGGCGACACCTTCCACGACACGACCCTGGGCTACACCATCCGTTTCGACGGCCTGGTCTGGCGCAATCCCGCCACCGGGGGCGCGGTCTAAGGCCATGGCCGGCGACATGCGCTTCTACGGCGAGATCAGCCGGATCGACGAAGAGGCCCAGATGGTCTGGGGCTACGCCTCGACCACCAGCCTCGCCGAGGACGGCCAGGTCATCGCCATCGAGGCGCTCGAGGAAGCCCTCGACGAGTACATGCGGTTCGCCAACATCCGCGAGATGCACACCACGTCGGCGGTCGGGGTGGCCC